GCAGAGAAAGGAGCAAAGGGAGCGTCTAAGGGAATGAAAGGTTTCGGGACTTCAATAGGTGGAGTTCTCAAGTCTTTGGGGCTTATTGCTATTGCGGTTGAAGTATTCAACTTTCTGAAGGAGTTGTTAATGAAGAATCAAAAGGTAGTCGACACATTAGCGATTGCTTTTAAAGCTATTGAGGTTCTATTCAATCAACTGTTCAATGCCGTTGAGCCGTTAGGCGATGCTATTATGGCTGCATTTGACGACCCTAAACAAGCTATTAAGGATTTAATTACTGGAGTTTTTAATAATTTTATCACAAGCATAAAAGGCATAGGCGTTGTAGCTGAAGGTGTAGGAATACAAATCAAAGGAGCGTTCACTTTAGATTGGGACGAGGTGCAAAGGGGACTGAAACAAACGGCTCAAGGCTTAGTGCAAGTTGGTACTGCAATGGACATTGAGCAGCAAAACGCATTTGTTGATGGAATTATTGAAGCTGGAACGGAAGCACTTGACACGGCTACAAAGATTGAAGAACTCAGAAAAGAAGTAAAACTTGCAGAGGCTCAACAAGGTTTATTGATGCTTCAATACCAACGAGAGGCGGAACTTCAAAGACAGATTAGAGACGATGTATCTTTGACTATTGAGGAGCGACAAGCGGCTAACAAAGCACTCGGAGACATACTGCAAGAGCAAAGCGAGGAGGAGTTGAAACTTGCCAACAAGCGTATGGATTTGGCGTTAATGGAGCAGTCAATTAACAAGACTTCTGTTGATGCTCAGATTGAAGTTATAAACGCGCAGAAAGAAATAGCTGACATTCGCGAAAGAATAACCGGGCAACGCTCGGAGCAGTTAACAAATGAGAACTCTTTACTTCAAGAGAATATTGACAAGCAAAGGGAGAAGAACGAGGCGGAAGCGGAAGAGGCAAAGATAGCGGCAGAAAGACAATTGCAAATAGCGCGAGAGTTAGCAGATAGTCGTATCGCTTTAATTCAAGACGAAGAGTTAAGGCGAATAATGGAAATTGATGCAAACCTAGAAAGGAAACTTGCAGAGATAGTTGAAGACGATGCACAAGCTAGAGAGTTAAAAGAGAACCTGAGACAAATTGCGGAGGGTGAAATAATAGCAATCCAACAAGAGGGAAGAGATAAAGAAATTGCAATTCTTGAAGAACACGCAAAGAAACAAAAGGCAATTGAAGACAAGGCGGTTGCCGATGTAAAGAAAGCGGAAGAGGATAAGAAGAAATTAAGAATGGATGGTCTTAATGCTGCTGGTTCTGTTCTTGGAGCAATTGACCAACTTGTTACGGCAAGTGGCAACAACTCAAAAGAGGCGGTCGCATTACAGAAAACTCTTGCAGTTGCTCAAATTGCTATTGACACGGCAAAGGCTATAGCTGGCGCGATTGCTCAGGCTCAGACCGTAGGTTTTCCGGGTAACATTGCAGCCATTGCTACGGGAGTTGCGGCAGTTATTGCTGGTATTGCTTCGGCAGTAACAACTCTAAATAGTGCGAACGTTGGAGGGGCAAGTGCACCAGCACCACCAGCACCACAAACCGTAAGTGCTCCAGCTATACAACAAGCAACTTCAGGAACAACGGAACTCGGAGGAGCAGACCAAGCACAATTAGCACCAATTCAGGCGTTTGTCGTGGAGACAGAAGTAACTGGAAATCAGAATAACGTAAACCAAATAGAATCACAAGCAAATTTCGGATAATGGAAAAACTACCAGTAATATATTTAACAATTGATGACGAGCACGACACGGGTCTTGATGCCATTTCATTAGTTGACCGTCCAGCCATAGAGCGTAACTGGATGGCTTTCAATAAAAAACAAAAGTTTGCTCTAAACGAAGAAAAGAGAATCGTTAGCGGAATGGCTATGGTTGCCGACTATCCAATCTACCGAAAGGACGAGGACGAAAGAGAGTACTATGTAGTATTTGATGCTGACTCAATCCGTAAGATAGCGTATAAGTTTATGCAAGAAGGCAAGACCAACGCGACCAACTTAGACCACGAGACAGAAGTGGACGGAGTGTTTATGTTTGAGTCTTTTCTAATTGACGATACAAAGCCAACTCCTAAAGGATTCGACAAAGCACCGAACGGAAGCTGGTTCGTTTCTTATAAGGTAGACAATAACGAGGTTTGGGCGCAAGTAAAGGACGGCACGTTTAACGGCTTCAGCGTTGAGGGCGTGTTTTCAGAGTCCCGGCAAATGGACGTTGACAAAATGATTATAGAAGAGATTGAGAAGGCTCTTCGTTCCTAAGTGGCACAATTCAAAAGAATATCTATTTACAATAAAAGCAACCTATGAACATTTCAGAAATTGTCGGGGCAAAACTTCCCGAAATCAAAAAACTATTGTTTAGCGAGACAACCGAAGAGGCTTTTGTTGATGCTAAACTTGTGGACGGAACTATTATTCGTTACGAGTCTTTAGAAATCGGAGCGGCTCTTTCCGTAGTTGGCGAAGATGGCGAGATTGTAGCCGCACCTGACGGGCAACACGAACTAGAAAGCGGTGAAGTTGTAAGAACCGAAGAGGGCGTTATCGTTGAAGTTCTTGAGCCTGAAGCTGAAGAAGTTGAAGAGGAAGCAAAGGACGAAGAAAAAGAAGAGGAGATGAGCGCAGAAGTACCAGCGTTTGATGCAGATGCTTTCAAGTTGGACATTATGAACTCGGTAGCTACTTTGATACAATCCGAAGTTGAGAAGTTCGCCAAGAATGACAAGGTAAGCGACATCGAAAAAGCGGTTAGTCTTATGACTGATATCGTTGAGAAGATGGCAGCTACTCCAAAGGAAGAGCCTTCTAAGAAGGTTTCTAACCCATTTGGAAGAGGAACTGACTACTCAGAACTAGCTTCTAAGATTAGCGCAGTAATGAAAGAACAAAAAAATAAATAATAAACTTATAAAACCTTAAAAAATGGCTTTAGATTTAACTGGGCTAACCGCCTATATTGACGAGCAGAACTTTCCGATGGTTACAAAGGCTCTCATCGGAGGGCGCACGGCTTCAATGCTAACCCCACAACTTGGTGTTAAGGGCAAAACTAAAATCAACCTACTTGATGTTGATGTAGTTATGCAAGATGGCTCAGGATGTGCTTGGAATGCTTCAGGTGATGTTGACTTGACTCAACGTGAAATTGACGCAAAGCAAGTAAAAATCAACTTGGAATTTTGTCCAAAAGATTTGAACGCTTATTATTGGAGAACTCAAATGTCGGCTGGAACTCATCAAGAGTCTATCCCTTTCGAAGAGCAGTTTGCTAACTACCTTGTTGAGAAAGTTCAAAACGAGATTGAAAAAGTAATTTGGAACGGAGATGCACAAACTCCAGCGGCTGGTAACTTAGGTATGTTTGACGGTCTTGTAATGCCGCGTGCATTGTACACGGATTGCAACCTAGCAACTGGGTCTTTTCCAACTCCACTAACTGGAGCAGTTACAATCTCTAACGTACTTGAGGCAATCGAAAGAATCTACGTTGAAACTCCATCTGCAGCAGTTGCTCAGGGAGATTTTAAAATCTTTCTTTCAACAACTCATTTCCGCGTTTTGGCGGCAGCTTTGATGAATGGAAACGGTCTGTCTTCTGCTGGTGGTCAACTTAACAACTACACTTCTGACTTCGACCCGTTGAGACTTATCTTCCCGGGAACGAACATTGAAATTGTTGGTGTTGGTGGACTTGAAGGTACTAACGACATCTACGGATTCTCAATGGCTAACGCATTTTTGGGAATGGATTTGTCTGAAGATTCTAGCAAACTTGAAACTTGGTACTCTCAAGATGACAGAAAGTACCGTGTTGCAATGGAGTTCACTATGGGTGTACAAGTTGCTTACCCTGACCAAGTTGGTAAGGTGATAATTTAAGAAAAAAAAATTTAACGGGAAGGGCTTTCGGGCTCTTCCCTTCACTCCTAAAAACAAAAACAAAATGGCATATACTTCTTGTGCACTCAGCTTGTCTTATGACCTAGATTGTCGTGATACAGTAGGTGGGGTGAAGAGTGTTAGATTAGCGGGTCTTCAAGAATACGAAGCGTTAAGCGCAACCATCGCTGATGGGGCAGTTACTGTAATTCCAGCAACCGCAACTTTCTACAAGTACGAGCAACTAAAAGAAACTTCTTCTTTAACGGAAACTATTAACGGTTCTTCTCAAAATGGAACTGTTTACTTTACTCCTGAAGTTGTGGTTGTTCTTTCAAAGTTGAACGTTACCAAAAGGAATGAAATTAAAGTTCTTGCTCAGCAAAGGCTAGTAGCTATCGTTGAAAGTAATGACGGTTCTTACTGGTTAGTTGGTTACGAAAACGGTCTTGAATTGAACGCTGGTACTTCAGCAACGGGGACTGCATTTGGCGATTTAAGCGGTTACAGTTTAACACTTTCAGGAATGGAAAAAGAACCAATGGTTTCTATTACTGAAGCCGATGTTGCTAACGTGACTTTTTAAATACTATCTTTAAACTCTCTTTCGGGAGTTCTTTTCTTAGTTCTGTTTTGAGACCCTTGCCATTCGGTGAGGGTTTCTTTTTTTACAGATGGCACAAAAAAGGTAATTTGCTATCTATATAAAAACACAATGGCTTCAACCGTAACTGCCGCAACGGCAACTGTTCAAATCGTAGAATCTCTAACGCTCGC